TTAATGAATCACTTAGTATAAGTACGACCACGATAGCAGAATGTACCGTGTGACTCTTTGTTTTCTACACAACGAGTAGAATACTCAACACCACGATATGAGGTGTGAAGAATTTGTGCGTTGTGAAGTGCAGATGCTTTGTCGATCTGCTGCTTTACCATTTGAAGGGTGTTCATGTTGTTACTCCTAAAGTAGTTGGATTTTTAGGTCCGTTCCTTTAGTCGTTTGCGTCCCAATACCACTCACATTCTGGAGCAGAATCCTTTAAGGTTTCTACTAACTCAACCTTGAGTAAATTACTAAGGTTTGGATTTGCCTCAATCTTCTGCATGATAGCATCAGTTTGAGTGCAGGTGAGTGTTGTATAGAATAATAGTTCTAGCATGGGATGAACGGCTCCGTTCCGCGACTTACTTGCGTCTCCTAATTAAGTCCTAATTTAGTCCAAACTAGGAGATGAACGACAGGTCCATTATAGACCTCATACATTATTTAGTCAAGTAGTTCTGCATTATCGTTTTCTTTTATAAGATTGGATACTACTTTTTCTGTACCATCAATTACCTTGATCTGATACAGGTTGGACTTCATATACTTTTTAATTTTCTTGTACTTCTTCTTGACTTGCTCAATACCATCAAAGTTGATATCAACATTCAGATTATTGTCAGTCATTTCTTTTTCTTTTCTTCTTTCTTGGGTTCGCTACCAGGAGCATTCCACAGTTTAGGATTAGCAGTACCGGCAGACTGATACATGGTAATAAAACTAGTCTTATACTTGTCCCAATAATGATCAAAGATATCTACTTTCTTAGTAGATATTACTAGATCATACTTCTTACCATCATCCTTGTAGTATTCTACAACGAAGCAAGTATTAGGAAGTGATTTGTCATCTGCTAATTTAACATCACAATCCTCTTGTAGGATTTTAATTTTACTCAACTGCGACCTCCCCATGTAATGTCTGGATATGCTTCAGAAACAAGTTCTTTAGTAATCTTATACTTGTCTTCTAGATTCTTATCCTTTACAAGGCACAAGATCTCTGCGTCAAGTGGATGCAGACCTTCAAGCATCTGAATGAACATAGTCTCTCTGCGAAGACCCTTAAGTTGATCATTACCACCTTTACAAAAATTATAGAACCTAGTAAATTCCTTTCGGATAGTGGTTTTACCTTTCTTCATATCACCAAGTCCTATGGAGTCACTCTGATTATATTCCATAGTACCAACTGCCTGAGCAATCTTGGTACTCAAAGTTCCTGTGGTAATTTGTTCATCCCTCATACTAGAGTAAGGAACTTCACCAGGAGGAAGCAAAGAAATCACACTCTCGTCAAAGTTCCAAATGAACAATGCCTTGAGAGAATCATGCTCATACTTTCTAAGGACTTCTATTCTCTTTGCTTTTGTCTTCTGCTTATTTACCAGAGCAAAAACTTCAAAGGTAAAAGGATTGGGTGGCAGTTCCAGTGTTGCTGGTGCTGCCTTTGTTCTAGGAGTAGACGCTTTCTTAACCGTCGTCTTCCTCGTCGTTGTCTTGGGTTTCGTAGTCATTTTCAAATCGTACTGCTAAAATTTCATCTGGTAATACATTACCGTATTCATCCAACATTTCTGGATGAATATATGGCATGTTCTGTCGCTCGAACAGGTCTCTTGTAAGGTATCCAACCACTGCCCCAATAATGAGGAATTGAATTGTTACAAGAGAGAAGAGAGTTATAGTTGCGGCCGTCATAGTCCTTCTCCGAGAGATTTCTTTTTAATTAGTAATGATAACTCAAAACTGAAATGAATCTCTCGTCCAAAAAGAGAGACCATCTTGGCAAACTTAATAAAGTTGCCTTTCCGAGGTTTACGTCTCCCCCCCATTAGTAATTCTACACCTTTATTTATTGATAAGTCAGAGAACTTTTTCTTCCCTAAGTAACTTGATCGTTTCACTACATCCTCCAATCTTTTTTTGATCCGCTAGGATTTGAGGAAATGATGTACCTTGTCCGAATTCGGTATAGAATTCATGGGCGGTAAAGTCTCTTCCAAGTTTATATTCTACAAACTTTTGTTCGGTCAGTGTGAGAACTTGAACGATCTTATCACAGTATGGACATCCTGGTTTTGAATATACAATGAAGTTCATTTCTGTACTCCTTTCCAATCGTTCTCAAAGATTGCCATTCCCATATCTGTAAGAATATGGTCATACATCTGCTCAAAGATTTGAGGGGGCATAGTAACTACACTTGCACCGTTATAATAGGAACGCACCACTCTTTGCACACTGCGAATAGATGCAGAAAGCACTTGAGTGGGAGCACCATGAATACGATACAATTCACTAATGGAACGTACAACCTCCAAACCTGCTACTGACTGGTCATCCAGGCGACCCACGAAGGGTGAGACATAGAATGCACCGGCACGGGCAGCAAGGATTGCCTGAGCAGCAGAAAAGATCAGGGTAACGTTCACACGGATATTGTTATATGCTAGTTGCCTGCATGCTTCAATACCATCACGAGTCATAGGAACCTTGACAGTGCAAGGGAATCCAAATGTTTCAAACAGACGACGACCTTCTGCAATCATCTCATCAGCATTACCCATGACTTCCATACTGATATCATTAATACCCATGTCCTTGATTTCTTTATAGACATCATCAGGGTTCCGACCACTCTTCATAATCAAAGTAGGGTTGGTGGTAATGCCGTCAATCAATCCAGTATCATTATATTTACGGATTAGTTCTGTGTCTGCGGTATCCAGAAAAATCTTCATTTGAGTCTGTTTAAAAGTTCTCTCTCGTCATTATATAGAAAATTCATATCTTTGTCAAGAAAGAATTCAATTCCTACCATAACTTCCGGTAGTAACCATTCATGGACAGGCATACATGCCTCCCAGTTGACTGGTTGAATGCAATTCATAACTACCACTGACCAAAAGGCAGCAGCATAATTAATTATACTAGTCATCTTGTTTGACTTCTCCAATGACCCATGATCTCATACCAAATGGTGTGTCAGCAATCAGAGTTTGAGTTAGTGTTGCTACTTCTTGTGGCACCACCAAACAGAATCCAATACCAAGATTGAATACATTACGCATCTCTTCCTCAGCAATGTCTCCTGCTACCTGAATCTTGTTAAAGAGTTCTGGTCTCTCCCAAGAGTTATAGTCTACATCAACCGTAAGACCTGCTGGAAGGCACCTAGGAAGGTTCTCAGGGATACCACCACCAGTTATATGCGCCATACCTAAGATAGGAATCTCATCTAATAGGTGTTGGATTAGACGAGCATAGATGGTAGTTGGTGTTAGCAACTCAGGCATCTCTTTATAGTAGATGTAATTTCTCCACAACATATCATTGACCAGTGTGTATCCATTACTATGAAGACCACTACTCTCAATACCAATGACTACATCACCAGGTCGGATGTTACTGCCATCAACAATATCGTTCTTCTCTACAACACCAGTGCAGAAACCAGCAACATCATAATCAGATTGTCTGAAATGCTCTGCAGTTTCTCCACCTAGGAGTTCCATTCCTGCCATTGTGCAACCAACATTAATCCCATACACAATGTCACTGACATTAGCATCTAGTGTTTTGGTTGAGATATAGTCTAGAAAATATAATGGTTTAGCACCAGAACATATAACGTCATTGACGCACATAGCAACGAGATCCTGACCAATAGTGGTGTAATCATCAGCAATCCTACAGATATTAATTTTAGTTCCAACACCATCAGCACCAGATACCAGAACAGGTTTCTCGTATCCTGATGGAATCTCCATCATTCCATTGAACCCACCAACACTAGGTGCTAATGCTTTTATATACTCAACAAAGGTTCTACCCTTGATAATGTCAACGCCAGAAGTTTTGTAGTCCATTAGTCTCTTCCTAAACGAATGTATAATGTAATGAGTGATTGTGAGATTAGATCACAAGAATAGGTGAATCCTTGTTTGTTTTCTTCGTCCCAGTGTTCTCTTTGACTTTTAAGAATAGCAGAGAACTCTTTGATCTTAGATCTCATCTCGTCTTTAGATAACTTATCCAATGATTTCACCTTTAGCAATTTGTTCACGACGTTTTAGTTTCCATACGATGTAATCCATTGTAGGGATACACATAGGATTCCAACCAACAAAGGTAGTTGATTCTCCACTAGGTATCTTCCAACAGGGAGCATCATCATTCTCAAGGTCTAATGACTTACGATACTCATCCTCACCAAGAAGAACAACTGCTCTCTCAGCAGCATTCAAACTTCTAAAGCAATCGAAACCAAGTTTTCTAATCTCATCAGGGATGTGGTGTTTCATTATTTAAATAATATACTACAAACTACAGACAATCCTATTGCAGACCAGTATCCCAAAGTTGGTAATCCAAAAATACCTGGTATGAAAGCATTCCATATCAACATAAGTATCAAAGGTTCTGCAAGGAGAATTATAACTGCACCTATAATATTTTGACTAAGAAGTGATGATTTGTTCATTGGATTGCAAGTGGTTGTAGTTTATCAAGGATTTGACGATAAGCAGGGACGATATCACCCTCATCCTTTCGGAATAAATCCTTATCAAATCTTTCGTTACTACCAATCTTCCATAGTCTCATACTATCAGGACTAATCTCATCAGCAAGTAGCAACTCACCGTGAGCAGTATAACCATACTCAACTTTAAAATCTACAAGATCAATACCCATGATGAAGAACATCTGACGGAGATAATCATTGACACGTAAAGTCATCTCAACAAAAGGACCAGGATCATATCCCATCAGACGTACACGGTCTGGTGTAAGTAAAGGGTCATGCTTACTATCATCCTTCAGAAAGAATTCCACAATCGGTTGTGGTAGTGGAGCACCTTCTACTAGAGTAGTCTCACGAACGATAGATCCAGCAGCACGATTCCTACAGATAACTTCTAGTGGAACGATGTCTACCTTTCTACAGATCATCTTGTTAGCACCAACCATATTAATATAATGTGTTGGGATATTATCTTGGGCAAGTTTCTCAAAGATAAGAGATGAGATACTACAGCAGAGGGATCCCTTTCCTAAAGGATGATCAACCATCTCACCGTTACCTGCAGTCACCTTATCGTGATACTCAATGATGACACGATCAGCATCGTCACCTTGATATACAGTTTTGACTTTACCTTCAACAATTACTTTCATTAATTAACCTCAGATTTGTATGTAATAGTAATTTGATTATATACTTCATCTCTATTGTCGCTGTTATAAACATGACAACTTTCCATCTTAGCATCTAATAATCTCACCACATTATCTAGTTGCCATTTAGCAGCATACTCTTTAAATTCGGGGGTGATACCTGTCTTGCTTGATCCTGGTGTGTTAAATTCCATTACTCAATACCTTTAGGAAATTCTTCAATCTCAGTCAATTCATAGTCCCAGTCTTCCATAACTGTGTTGGCTAGAAATCTATCAGAAAGCATTTCAAGTTCCTTCTCAGCATACTCTCTGGTCTCTGCTTCCAACCAAACGTCAACTACCTTACCAAGTCTAAGTTTCTTAATATCTAACTCAGACAATCGCTTACAGGCATCTCTCACGGCATTGCCAGGAGAGTCATCAACCTGTGATCGTAGACGGATGAATACTAGTGCTTTAAACTTCATTCTAATAATTCCTTGTAGAAATCTTCAATTTTTTCCCTCCTTTCAACGTCTATATGTCGCTTAGGATTTGGGCGATTATGAAAGAGTTTTCTATCTTCTCTCTCATCAAGTGCTTCATTGATAATCTGCTTCAACTCCATACGTTCTTCTGGTGTGAAGATTGTTCTAATCTTCACCGGCATAGGAGCATAACTACTTGGTTTCTTTGATTTACCAGGAAGACTCATTCCCTGTGTGTCAATTTTGTCCATTAAAAAAGAGGGTCCTTAACCCCCTTATTATATCACTGATTGTTCTGCTTGTAAAGGTCTTCAAGTCTTTCTCTTGATAGATCCACGTACATAACCTCCTCACCTTCTCCAGGTGCCTCGGGATGCTTTCGTTTGGGTTTAGGTGGTTCAGGTCTCATGTTCAAAGACATGATGTTAGACCACATCATTGCAAATGCAGCACCCCCAATAAGGGAGAAACATACTCCATAAACAAAGAGAAGATAGTGGTTCATTTTAGTTAGTCGTTGTTTTTACAGTATAGTCCATAATAATAAATGTTATTGTGATTATTCATCCCCATTCTATAGGGAAACATTTCTTCTGCTCTATCTTTTATCTCAGATTCAGTTAGGTTTGGTGCCTCATAACATATCGTGGACATGTAATAAGACATCGATGCTGCCAATAAGAAAGACATGGAATGTAATACAGTTAATATTATCTATAGATCGTGAAGCGTTTAAATGGTTCTAATCACCTCACAATCTGAAGATAGTATAAAGACTTATGATTGCAATGATGTCATTGTATCATGAAGTTCTCCAATGTCTCGAAGTCCTTCGACACTGAACCAGGGGGCATTTGCCCAACTAAATCCCTCACCCATTGTACTATCGGGTGCAGTAATGTACCAATGACATGCTGTGTCTGGTACATCTACAGCACACTTAGACCAATCGTCACTCCACTGTGGGACTTGAACCCACATTAGAGCAGCAAACATAATACTGAATAGTGATTTGATCATGTCTTATTAAAGGTTATGGGTCTAAGTTTTAATTAGAAGAATCGTTATTAAAGAGTCTCAGTTTTATGAGATGGTCTATTGAGAATTTACCAGGACCACTGAGGACGATACATGCTGCACCTCCCCAGTAAAGAACTAAGAGTTCTAACAAGTAAATGTTAAATCCAGATGTAAACAGAGCATGATAAATTGCGAATGATATTGTACCTAGGATTGCTAAGGCACCCAGACGAGTGCCAAGTCCACAAATAACCATCCAACTCCCCACAACCTCAGCAAATGCTGCAAAGTATGAGGAGACGATTGGGAATGGAAGATGTAATGGTCGTACAAATGCATCAGCAAAGTTTTCAATGTTCTCTAGTTTCTCATAACCATGATGGATAAGCATGGTGCCTAACGCTATACGAAGTAGTAAGAATCCTAGAGATTGAATCACAGTGCGTTACCTCTTGGTAGAACTTCTTCAGGGAAGATGAAGTTCTCATGTGGTTGATCAGCGGGTGCCAACCAAGCACGTAGTCCTTCATTCAATAGGATGTTCTTAGTGTAGAACGTCTCGAACTCAGGATCTTCTGCTGCTCTAATCTCTTGACTCACGAAATCATAAGCACGAAGATTAAGAGCAAGACCAATAATGCCAATAGAGGAGACCCAAAGACCCATAACAGGCACAAACAACATGAAGAAATGAAGCCAACGCTTGTTAGAAAATGCAACACCGAAGATCTGCGACCAGAAGCGGTTTGCAGTGACCATAGAATAAGTCTCTTCTTCTTGAGTTGAATCAAACGCCTTAAAGGTGTTTGCTTGTTCGCCATCTTCATACAATGTGTTCTCTACTGTGACGCCATGGATTGCTGACAGCAATGCTCCACCTAGTATACCAGCAACTCCCATCATATGGAAGGGGTTGAGCGTCCAGTTATGAAAACCCTGGAGGAAGAGAAGGAACCTGAATATCGCCGCAACACCGAAACTCGGCGCAAAGAACCAAGATGACTGTCCCAAAGGATAGATGAGGAACACAGACACAAATACAGCAATAGGACCAGAAAAAGCAATCGCATTGTAAGGTCTGATACCAATAAGACGTGCCAGTTCAAACTGGCGGAGCATGAATCCTATAAGAGCGAATGCACCGTGGAGAGCAACAAAGGCCCAAAGCCCTCCAAGTTGACACCACCGCTGAAAGTCCCCTTGAGACTCAGGACCCCAAAGTAGAAGAAGAGAATGACCCATAGCATCAGCAGGCGTTGACACAGCCGCTGTAAGGAAATTAGCACCCTCAAGATAACTACTTGCCAACCCGTGGGTGTACCACGACGTAACGAAAGTTGTGCCAGTAAGCCAGCCACCAATTGAAAGATAAGCAGTGGGAAGAAGTAGTAATCCAGACCAGCCCACAAAGACAAAACGATCGCGTTTAACCCAGTCATCAAGGACATCAAACCATCCCCTCCCTTGTTGTTGTGATAATGTTGATGTTGTCACTATTTAAAACCTCCTTTTAAATTTTTTTGTTTTTTGTTTTTAATATCCAAAACTTCTATATGAGATTTGAATACTGTTGGAAGATTGAACCATTCTTGTTGTGCTTGTTCATAACTCTCAAAGATTTTACTTTGACCGTCTGAATATACAAATCGATAGTGATGTCTATCATATGGTGTGTCAGAAGTTTGAGAAAACCATTTCGATGGTTCCGGCAAGACATCATCCAAGATTCTTTCTTCTGGATCTAATTTTCCGTTCATGAGAATAAGTAATTAAACTTAACATTTGTAAGTAAAAAAAGAGGGGATCCGAAGACCCCCTTGCTTCCTATTAATTATAGCAGATATATTAACCGACTGTGGGAGCGGTCAAGGCCACAGGTGTGGACTCAACTGCTGCAAGATCAAGCGGGAAGTTGTGCGCGTTTCTTTCGTGCATGACTTCCATTCCGAGTCCTGCACGGTTGAGCACGTCTGCCCAGGTGTTGAGGACACGTCCTTGTCCGTCGAGGATGGACTGGTTGAAGTTGAAACCATTGAGGTTAAATGCCATGGTGCTTACGCCCAGTGCAGTAAACCAGATTCCAACAACAGGCCATGCTGCCAGGAAGAAGTGCAAGGAGCGGGAGTTATTGAATGATGCATATTGGAAGATCAAACGACCGAAGTACCCATGGGCAGCAACGATGTTATAGGTCTCTTCTTCTTGACCGAACTTGTAACCGTAGTTCTGTGACTCTGTTTCAGTTGTTTCACGAACAAGTGAGGAAGTAACGAGACTTCCGTGCATAGCAGAGAAAAGAGATCCACCGAATACCCCAGCAACACCGAGCATGTGGAACGGGTGCATAAGGATATTGTGTTCTGCTTGGAATACAAGCATGTAGTTAAAAGTACCAGAGATACCAAGAGGCATAGCATCGGAGAAAGAACCTTGACCGAAAGGATATACGAGGAATACTGCACTCGCAGCAGCGACTGGAGCAGAGTATGCTACACAGATCCATGGACGCATACCTAAACGGTATGAAAGTTCCCACTCACGTCCCATATAGGCAAAGATACCAATAAGGAAGTGGAAGATAACCAGTTGGAAAGGACCACCATTGTAAAGCCATTCATCCAAAGATGCTGCTTCCCAGATGGGGTAGAAGTGTAGACCGATTGCGTTTGAACTAGGAACAACTGCACCAGAGATGATGTTGTTACCATACATGAGTGAACCAGCAACTGGTTCGCGGATACCGTCAATATCGACAGGTGGTGCTGCGATGAATGCAACAATGAAGCAGACAGTTGCTGCAAGCAGTGTTGGGATCATCAGAACGCCGAACCAACCAACATACAAACGATTGTTGGTGGAGGTTACCCATTCGCAGAAATTCTGCCATGGGGTTGTTTGTTGCCTTGTAAGTGTTGTAGCCATTGTTTTGAAAAGGGTTATGTATGAGTGCGGGGAACACTGGTTATGGTATTCCAACTCTACCCTCCAGAGTTGGTATGAAAGACTGTTTTTTAGACACGCTGTTTAGTCTTGGTAAGGCGTGTTACGAACAGTTAAGTAATGTGTTGATTCCTTAACCTGCTGACTTATTTATAATACTACGGTTTGCCGTATATGTCAAGCACCAGGTGACGGTGCGTAAACTGGTTGCATGAGTCCGCCACCTGGACCATCATCATCATCTCTGGGAGAGGATAACATCATCCCAACTAATCCCATAGTAAGAATACCAGTAAAGATTTGTATGAGAGATTCAGTTGTCATCAAAATATACCTGGGATGATTTGTCCAGTGGTTGCATAGGCACCCATTGCTGCGATGATACCCAACATTGCTGCCCAACCATTAATGCGTTCTGCTCTTTCGTTCATGAGTTTTCTCCTAGTGTAAGATAAAATTTTGTTTGGTCTACTGGTAATTTTGGTGACGGATCGTAGATGGAACTGTCACCATAGGTTTTGTGATCCTTGTATCCAACCATACGTCCTTTCGTATTTTGGAGTGCTGCCATCATAGCAATAATTAAAAAAATTGCAGGTGGTCCTATGATAAGGGCACCACCAATTACATAATAAGTAAGGAGTTCAATTAACGAGGTTTCCATCAATAAGTTTCAGATAGGTTTTCAATAGAGTAGCAAAGTAAAACAAGGAATACAATACTTGTTAATGTGAATGTGATTTCAGTCATTAAAATCCGAAAGCACCAAAGAAGAAAAGACTACCAGTTGTTGCATAAGACACGAGTCCGGCAACGAAACCAAGCATGGCAACACGTCCATTCAATTTCTCTGCACGTTCTGCATATGTTTCATATCCATAACGGTCTGCTTCTGTTGGATCGACATACATGCGAGGTTCTTTAGCGAACAGATTCTGTTGTCCACGATCATTGGTTGTTACAGTCACGATACACTCCGTAATGTTTCTTTACATAGTATATAGGAATTATAAAATTTTGTCAAGGGGTTGGTAGGCAGGTATCCTGATGAACATTTGTCTGCATATGGGAAATCATCTTTCTAAATACATATACATACCGCTTTGGCAAAAATATGAAACGGTTCTTACCTTTCATGATGTTATTGATGACCGCATCAGCAGCAAATGCAGGTGCTCTTACTCATAAATTATCTTCTAGTGTTCAGTTAACCGTTGATGCTGCTGCTACCAATGTCACAAGACTAGGAAGTACATACTCTGTTTCTGGTAGTGGTGTAGATACTACTGACGGAACCACAGTCAATACAATTTCTACTGGAACAATTACTAGTGGAATAATGTCTCCTGGTAATATTGCTGCTACTCAAGATAGCCCAGGAAGTGCTTTTAGTTATTCACAGTCTTATACACAAGGCGATGCAATCCCAACGAGTGCAGTCACTGTTGGTGATGTAGCAAACTTCGGCAACATTACATCCACAACTGCAGGAACTGCTGGAAGTCTAGCTGGTGGTATTACAACTGCTGGTACAATTAGCTTAACTGCTGGTGGTGCTGGTACGAATGCTACTGGACAATTCGTAAGTGAACTCACAATTCTACACTAAATAAATGGAGGTCAAAGATCATGACTTCTGGAAAGACAATCATATATACTGTGATGTCTGCGGTGGGAGTAAGTCTTATTCCTGCCGCTGCCCTGGCGGTCCCCGTGGTCCCAAACTTCACACAGGGAAGTATGACGAGCCACACGGAAACAACCTCCAAGGTGACTGAAACGATTAACTCTATAGACTATGCAACAGGATGGCAGTATTCAGTATCGGGCACAAACGTGACCAATGGGGGACAATCACTCAGTCCCAACCCAACGACAAACTCAGTGATAGTGAATCCATTAGGAGGAACAGAGGGGCAAGTAACAAGCGCCAGCTCTGGTCTCGATTTAAATGGACAGAGTTTCACGATCAAAGAACCAGGAGCAGCATTCCAGTTCACTCAGACCTACATGGGTCCGGGTGTAACAAATCAAACTGTGATTCAAAGAGTCACAGAGGTTACCAGCGTAACCGACACAACAAGTATCTTTACCCAATAAAAACACTATGTCTATCTGCACTGACTGTGGTTGTAACTGCCCCTGCACATGCAGCAGATGTAGGGGGTGTAAGTGCAACAGCAAATCCAATCGCAAATAGTTCAGGCTCAGTAACTAACCAAGCTATTCAGGTTTTACAAGGTCCATATATCACCAACCAATATGGTGGGGGGATTGCTTGTCAGGGTCCTACTGCTAACATCACACCATTCATTACTCATGCTCGTAATGAGAAGGACCCATTTGAGACACACTATTATGAACCTCAGTATGACAACAGAGACTTTGAAGGTCAATTAGTAGAAACTCAGAAAGTTGTAAAGAACTGGCCCTGGGAATCACATTACGATGACAGAAAATATACCAACTCAGAAGGTGAGATTGTTCGTGCCTATGAAGATGGTGCAGACATGACTATCATTGTTATGGAAATGCAGGGTGATGGTGTTCCCGATAATCCTGGTTCTAAACTATGGGATAAACCAGTAAGAACTGGAGACACTAAAAATTATAGTACCAGTGTTGGATTATCCGCAACACTTTCTTTCCCACTTGATGGTGGATTACAAGAACGTTGTAAGACAGCAGCAGATACTCAAATCCAAATGCAGCAACAGTTGATTGCTAATAAAAGATTAGATTTTGAGCTTGCGAGACTTAAGAATTGTGGTCAGTTAATGCAACAAGGAATTTCTTTCCATCCACGTAGTCCTTATTTTAAAGTGTGTGCAGACGTTGTAGTTAACAATGTTAATACAGTTAAGCAACATCGTCATTCTATCCCTTCGGTTTCAGTGCCGACCGTAAAACCTTTATCGCCCGGTTCCGATCCCGTTGCTCCGCCTTCCGCTCAGACGCAGACAATACCGGGGGTTTCTTACCCCGTAAGGTCGCAATCTTCTTCACCACTTTCTTCGTCACAGGTTTCACCACTTTCAACAAAAGATCAGCAAGAGGTTTTGCAAGCAGTGCAGAGGTCGTCGCTACCACAGCAATTGAGGCGGTAACAGTTACAGCACCCGGTGATGGTAGGTTTGCAATAATCTGATCGGGTACATTTAAATTATCAAATACAGGGAGACATTCTTTACCTACTGTCTCATACCTGACTATCTTTTTATTGTTTTCTAATACTTTTCCTACAGGATTCTTTAACTCTTGCTCTCTCGTAGGACACTTTGCTACTTCTGCATCAGTCTTAGGAGTTGGTGGTGCTTCAGGAGTTGGTGGTTTTTTAGTTTCTGGGGATTTAATAGGTGGGGGTGGTGGAGACTTTGTTGTTATATCTAACTTGTTTGGGTCATAATCTATTGGACTGAAACTAGGTGTTCCTGCATCACAAAATATCTGAACACCGTCACGGTCTTCATCTTTTAAAGTTTGATTCTGATTACTATCTCTATGTGACTCAACACACCCTGGCATATTAACAATAGGAATACCCACCTGTGATGTCACGGGTGGGTAAATTGGAACTGCTGCGGATGGTGTTTTTAACCAGTCAGGTGTATCATTAATAATTAAATTACTAACTTGTCTAATTCCAATATCAATGTTACCTAACTGAATTTCTGGAATCATTATCAGAATGGCAGTGCGGGTCCAGTAGTTTTAGGCATAGATGGTACAGAAGGCATAACTCCACCAGTAGCACCAGGAAGTTCTGGCATTGAAGAATCTAGCATTCCAGGAAGAGCACCAGAGATTGCTTCAGCAGCTGCTCCTGCAACTTGTGATTTTACATTCTCGATAATAGAATCCTTATTGAGATACACTGCGGCACCTCCTCCTACTATACCTGCAGTTCCTACAAATGATAGGACTGCTAAAACATTAATTACTTTCTGCATTTGTACTATCCTCTTCGATTGAGATTGGTTTTACGTATTCCGTTTTAGCAAGGAGTTGAGTTGCACACTCTTTACCCTCTACATAGCTATAAGACTTAGAAGGCAAAGATATTTCAACAAGAATACTTGTAAAAATAAGTGCTACAGATACGTACCAAGTCATTAGTATAGTTCCTCTTCTGCTTCTGATTGAATAACGCAATCACTAGTAGGATATGACACACAAAGAAGTGCGAATCCTGCTTCAAGTTGATCATCGTCAAGGAAAGATTGATCTTCTTGATTTACTGTTCCTTCTAACACTTTACCAGCACATGTAGAACATGCACCAGCACGACAGGAATATGGAAGATCGAGTTCTGCTTCTTCTGCTGCGTCAAGAATATAGGTATCCCCATCGCATGAAACAATAGTCTCGGTCCCATCAGAGGAACGAATCGTTACGTTATAAGTTGCCATTGTGATTTAATTTATCAGTTTACATGAATAGTGCCGACCATACCGGCACCTTGGTGTGGACCACAGAAGAAACTATAGTCTCCTGCGTCTGCAAATTTAATGTCTTGCGATTCGCCAGGATTAAACATAAGTGATTCTCTTGAGAGATCAGCACGACCCTCAACAATAATATTGTGAGGAGGCAACATATTATTTACAAAATGTATAGTGTCGCCTGCTTCAATTGTAACATCAGATGGGTCAAAAATCAAGTTCCCGCCCGAACCCATTGTGATGTCTACTGCCCATGCTGGAGCAGCAAGAAATAATGTAGCAAGAAATGCAAATAATACTTTCATTTAATCCTCCAAATACTTTTCGATTACTTCGATACGTTCTTCTTCTTTTGCAATTGCATCAATCTGATCCTGGATTGCACCAAGAACGTCAGGATGCTCACCAATACCTACAGGATTTGTAAGGTATATCTCAATATTCATTTTTGCTTTCTTAATACTCCCAACAGACAATGCCTTGAGAGCTTCTAAAATTTCTCTTCTCATAATTAGTCTACCAATGTACCGTGTGCTCTACGAATCTCTCGCAATGCTTCGAGATTCATATCTTTTGTTCCCCCATCATAGGGGTGCGCGTAACCTTCTGTGATCATTTGTTCGTTAAGCGACAGGTCTCCATCCCCAATATAAAGCCAACCGAGAAGACGCCCGTATTTACCAACACCCCCATCAAGTTCAGTACGGATAATAAGATCATCATCGCCAGAAATCGCCCCTTCCAATTTTGCTTGGAGCCAGTAGGTTGCGTCGATTCCAAGTGCCTTCTCCTCTAAGTTTCTCGTCCTTTTCTCCGGCGTATCAACTCCTGCAACTCTAACTCTTTCTTTCTTGTATAGATCAAACCCGAGGTCAATAGTAACATCAATAGTATCGCCATCGACTACCCTGTTAATTTCTATTACTCGAAAATTGTAACAACTCTTTCGACTTGGTGGTATCATTCCTGCCATAATTCCCATTCCTTTAATGCGTTTTTTAGAATATCCTCTACTGGAGTTCTTTTCTTTTCTGCTTCATACTGTCTGATTTTATCAGTCAGCACACCGATACTCTGCTCTTCTTCAAATTGCTTTGCATCAACAGCAGTTACAAAACCAATCAGTGTGATAGCAGCAGCAATAACTGCACCAGCACCCCATACCCATTTCTCAAGTTTACGAACTCTTTCACGGAGTCCTTCTTGCGTTTTCTCAGCTTCCTCAATCCTGTGTAATAGGAGTGCTATCTGCTGGTCCTGGTTCGCGTCCTTCTCGTTGATCTGATCCATGTTCAAGCTCAGCAAATGCCATACTCATAATGGTATATATGTAATAAGTTACTCCAACAAGCAATATTATTAAAATTATAATAACACTCCACACTGGATCACTTACACGATCAAGGGGTCTCAATATTAAATTCATTTTTTAACAGGCCAGGTCAATTCCATCCCTACAGTAAGTAGTATTATAAAAGCAAATACAAATAAAGCACTCATAAATTAAAATCAATTTTTGAACTTGGCACAAGTTGTTGTGCAATCTTATCTCTCAATG